TAAGAAAAAGATTTAAGAAGAGTCAGTTCATTAAAGTAGAATACGTTCCATTAAAGGAATTGAAAGTTGACTCTAAGTACCAGAGATTAATAAACACAAACTTAATAAAGAAAGCAGGAGTGTTTAGACCAGAATTGGTTAAACCTCTTTCTGTTTTTAAAAGACCAAACGGTGACTTAATGGTTGTCGATGGTCAACATACTTGTGTATTAGCAGGAATCTATGTCGAAGATGCTGCTAACTTTGAACTACCAGTTCAAATACAATCACACAAAGACTACTTAACCACAGAAGAGTGTGAGATTGCTGAAGCAAAGTACTTCAAAGACTTTAACACATCAAGAACCAACGTTAGTTCTGTTGCTAAACTACGTGCAGACCTTGCTCAAGGAGCACAATATGCTCGTACAATAGAAGAGAACTTTCAAACACTTGGCATACATGTTGAGTTGATTGGTGCTGATGATGACGGTACAAACGGAATCTATGGTTTCAAACAAGTCAGAGAAACAATCCAAAAGTACAAGTTAGTTTATACTGGTCAAGCAATTGATCTCTATAAAGAGTTGAATGAAACAAAAACATTCAAAGGATGGAATACTTTAAAAGGTGATATGATCTGTGGACTTGGAGCGTTATACCATTTCATTGACAACTACGTAGGTGACGGTAGGAAAAAGGAAAACCTATTGGACTACATCCAAACTCACCTAGGTAAAGAGTCAGTTGCAGAATTGACAAAGAAATCTCAAGGACCTTTACAGGATCAGATTATCCTTGAAAGGATACTTGAAAAGTATAACACCGTAGCAAAGGTACTAGACTACGTAACTATTGGAACTGATAAGGATGGAATCTTCCAACAATGGAAAGACGATCCTAAGAGTCGTAACGAATACTTAACTGAATCAGACGACGAAGATTAAGTTCTCCAAATGCCTATGAGTATAAACTCGTAGGCATTTCTTTTTGTTAAATTGTAACCGTAAATACGGTGTTGATTTGCATACATAATAGTAGACTTAGCGAGGAATTAATGCACAATCTAGTAAGTAAAAATCAACTAAGCGGTTGGAGTGTAAGTGTCGATAACAACAGTAATTTAGAAATAGACAAGATCGACGATTACTTTGACTGCCTAATAGAGTGTACAGACTTACCTAATTCGTGTCGAAGAATATGCAAAGTCATGTTGGAGTAACCAAATGAACGAAAGTAAAAAGGGAGGTTAACACCTCTCTTTTTTTATGCTAATATATAAGTGTATGAAAATATCAAATATCAATGGTCTTGGTAGTTTTGGTATCTATATTGATGATGTAGATCTAAACCATATTACAGACGATGAATGGAATGAAATAGGAAGGTTGCACCTTAAGACGTTAGTTACCATCATACGAGGTGCTAACTTAAATCGTGCGACGTTTTATAATTTGATGAAGAAGTGGGGAGATGATCGTCTCAATTGGGTTGCGTATCTGTACAATAAGTATCCGTGGGCAAATAGGCATTTTGAAAACATATTGAATAGTGACGATGTAGATCCGATAGACAAAGATATATGCAGAGAGTTTAATAATATAAGAGTTGGTAATCATCCTATGCAATTTGGTAACATGTTAAATGTTACTGGAATGAAGAAGAATGGAAAGAGGATGGGAATCTTTGCTGAGGGTGAATTGCTATGGCACAGCAATGAAAGTGGTGATATATGTTTTACACCTGGCATTGGATTACTAGGTGTCAAAGGTACAACTAGGAGTGCAACAGGTTTTATGACCACTACAGACTATTATGAGGGGGTCTCAGAGAGTTTTCGTAGTGAACTAGATGAAATGATATTGATTCATAACTTCACACCTGGCAAGATTAATCCTGGTTTAAATGATATGCAGGACAATTTGATGTATAAAAATATGTGTCCTTTCCCAGATACTGAGATACCATTAGTAATTCAAAGTCCTGGTTGCATCAAAGGATTACACTATAGTTTCAATACTGTCACAGGTATCAAAGGTATGAGTGATCATGATGCAGAGTTAGTATTGTCAGAGATAAGAAAAGGATTGGAACCATACACATACGATCATTGGTATAAAGAAGATGGAGATCTTTTACTATTTGATAATAGTATTGTACAGCACAGAAGACTGGGTGCTATCAATGATAGACTGTGTTACAGGTATGCCTATGACTATACAAACATACAACCAGAACCATATCGACCATACTTCCAAGAATCCTTTCACAGAGAATACCTAAATAAGACAGAGATAATATTATCATGTCACCTATAAAATGGTTTGCGGCTATATTAGGATTAGCAGTGGGTGTGACTCACATTGGTATGATCGGAATGGTTAGCAGACGAAATAACGATAAACTACCAGACCTAGACATACCTGTAGGTCCTTACACTTCTTATGTTGTTCAAGCAGATAAGGAAGGATACAAGATCAGTTATACTGCTAATGATCCCAAGACAGCGTACATAACTAAGGACATCAAAGAGAAAGGTGGTTTCTTAGGACTAGCAACAGAAACAACAAAGGTTGTTGAAGAGTACTACATGGACGGTCAGATCAACCAAGGAGCTCCAGTATCTAATCAAAGATCATGGATTGCACCTCTTGATGAGTTTGTCAAGGATAACCCAGAACTGTCACAGAAAGACCTTGCATGTATCAAGGCAGTCGGAAGTGCAGAAGGAACTGGGAGACTGGTTGGGACTAGCGTTGGTGCTGCTGCTGCTCCTGCTGTGTCCTCTATTCCCTTTGTTGGTTGGGTTGCTGCTGGTTGGATAGCAATGTTCGGTGGAGAACAAGGTTCTAACATAGGTGGCGACATGGCTGAGAACTTAAACAAAAACTGCTAATGGCACAATTTGCACCAAAGAATAAAAACTTCTTATCCCCTGTTGGATTCAAGTTTATAATGAGTAGGACACCTAACGTGGATTACTTTTGTCAATCCGCTTCTATACCAGAGGTAAGTATTGGTGCAAGAGAGATCTCTACACCTGTCAAAGACTATACTGTGCCAGGTGATAAGATGACCTTTGGTGATCTTAACTTAAGGTTCTTAGTTAATGAAGACCTAGACAACTACTTTGAGATATACAAATGGTTGAAGGGTCTTACTAACCCTATGAACACAGGAGATTTTCAGAAATATATTAATGCTGTAGATGAGAAAGGTAGAGATACTGACTTTACAAAAACCATGTCAGATGCTAGACTATTAGTATTGAACAGCAATTACAACAGTATCGCTACAGTTAATTTCTTTAATATATTTCCTACAAGTTTAACCACTCTAGAGTTTGATGCATCTGTAACAGACATCAATTACTTTACAGCAGAAGTTAATTTTAAATATACCATCTACGAAATTGCGGATAAAGATCAGAAGAAAGTATGAATCTAGAAACCTTGAATGATATGTGGGCAAAGGATGCCCCTTTAGATGATGAAAAACTAGACCACGACTCGTTATCCATACCAAAATTACATGCTAAATATTTAAGACTTTACAATAACTTTACTACCCTTCGGGATCAGGCAGAGTTAGATGTAAAGCGTACTTACCGTGACAGGTGGGAATACTATACAGGCAAATCGGAATCTCCTTTTCCGCTGAAACTGATCAAGACAGATGTTCCAATATATCTGGAAGCTGATCAAGAATATCAAAAAAGTGTCCTTAAGGCAAAGTATTTAAACCAGATGGTCGATGCAATCAAGACCATTCTCTCGGCAATCAACAACCGTTCTTTCCATATAAAGAATGCGGTTGAGTTCGCCAAGTTCCTTAAAGGATATGAAATCTAATGTATTCATTCAGAAAAAGAATGAAGTTTATTTGACAGTTCAATGCGAACCTCATGTGGGACATGAGTTAGCAGACCAATTTACTTTTGAGGTACCAGCTGCGAAGTTCATGTCAGCGTACAAAAAGAGGTATTGGGATGGGAAAATCAAACTCTTCAGCCCTGCTACAGGTGAGATATATGTTGGTCTTCTACCTTACATTATTGCGTTTTGCGAAGAGAAAGGGTATGAGGTTATCCATAGAGACAATGAATTCTATGGTCTTCCATCAGAGATGGATGAATTCGTTACCCCTGAAGGAATAGGAGATTACATAAAGACTCTCAGACTACCGCACAAGGTCAGGGACTATCAGTACAAGGGAATATACGAAGCACTCAGACACAAAAGAAAACTATTACTGTCTCCCACTGGTTCTGGTAAGTCCTTAATGATCTATGCACTCACTAGATTCTGGACACTTAAAAAATTAAAAACACTTATAGTAGTTCCTACTACATCTCTGGTAGAGCAGATGTATCAGGATTTTATAGACTATGGATGGGACTCAAAGACTCATTGCCATAGAGTCCGTGGTGGTATAGAACCATCCACTGACAAAGATGTGACAATAACCACATGGCAGTCAGTATACAAACTACCAAGACAATACTTCTCAGACTTCGGTGCCATCATAGGAGATGAAGCACACCTATTCAAAGCAAAGTCTTTGACAAGTATTATGAATAAACTATATGATTGTAAATACCGCGTTGGTTTTACAGGAACTTTAGATGGAACAGAAACAAACCGTCTTGTTCTCGAAGGTGTATTTGGTAGTGTCAACAAGGTTACTAAGACAGAAACATTAATTAGACAAGGACATCTATCAGAGTTCCAGATTAAAGTATTGATATTAAAACATAAGAAGAAACCATTTGACACCTATCAAGAGGAGATGGATTATCTTGTTGAGCATGAGCAGAGAAATAAGTTCATACGTAACCTAGTTTGTGACCTATCTGGAAACACACTCGTCCTGTTCAACTACGTTGAACGGCATGGCATGCCCCTTTTTGATATAATAAATAAGAAGGTAGGGGATAACCGTAATGTCTTTCTCGTACATGGTGGTATAGATACTGAAGACCGTGAACAGGCAAGACAGATCGCAGAGACTACAACTGATTCAATTATAGTAGCGTCTTATGGGACTTTCAGCACTGGTATTAATATTAGGAATTTACATAATGTTGTCTTTGCATCGCCTAGTAAAAGCAAGATAAGAAACTTACAATCAATCGGTAGGGTTCTTAGAACTAGTACAAACAAAACAAAAGCAACTCTGTATGACATAGCAGATGATATGTCTAAGGGTCGCAATAACAATTACACACTAAATCATCTAGTTGAAAGAGTCAAAATATATAATGAAGAAAACTTTGATTATGAATTCATTGATGTCCCAATCAGAGAGAACAATGGATAAAGTAGAATTTCTAGCAGCAATCAAACTAGTATCAGGAGAGGAACTACTCTCTATGGTAACCTCTGTGCATGATGAAAACGGAGACTACATCATTGTAGAGAACCCAATAGAAGTAGAAGAAGTTATATTACCAAACAAACAGGCGGGTGCAAAAGTACAACCTTGGATGAAGTTTTCAAGAGAAGAACAGTTTGTTATTCCTAAAGAACATATCATTACAATTGTTGAAGTGACTGAAGAGGTGGCAATCTTTTACCACATGTCTCTAAGGAAATTGAACAGTGACTTTATAACTGACGCTAAGGGAAAGATCTCTACCGTTGATGAAGCTCGTATCAAACTAGATAAGATATTTAAAGAAGGTACTTAATTGCCCCTTAATCGCTAACACTCATAGTGTAATGCTTTTCTTACATCTTGTCAACCCCCCGCTTGACAGCAGGGTTTTTTTGTTATAAAATATAAACATAACGTACAAAATACATGAAA